CACAATCTGATGTACCAATAATCATACCGTACTTGCCACCACCGTTAGTGTAGCGATAGACCGCACCTTCTTGATTTTGACTGTTTAATTCAAAAGGAGCTCCAACTAATATTTCAGTAGCATAGGTGTTTGTGTCAACACTATTACCAAACTGTACACCAATTTTAGGTGTTGTTTCAGTAGTAAGAGTTTGACATAATACAAAGTTGTTACCACTTACATTGATGATATCACCTGCATTTAATGAGCTGTATACATATAATGTTGAATCTATAACTGCATAATTGTTATCAGTAATTATAGTACCATTAACAGTAATTAATAATGGTGTTATTTGTATTGAGCATGTCATGCTACCGGTAGAAGATGTTAAATTAATAGGAACTACTGAACCTCTAGATGTTGTGATTCTAAATGTAGTGCCTGTTGGTTTATCAAGTATATAATACACTGTATTAGCGGAAATTGCTCCACTAGATAATAGTCCGGTTGAATTAGCTGTACCTGTTCCTGTTCCGGCACCGGTAGCTACAAAAGTTTGACCAATTGTGTTAGCGGATGCACCTATTGCTACAAAATTAGTAGTGCCAACAGATGTTATTGTATACGTTTCTCCTATTGCAAAATATCCTGCATTAGTGCCAGTAGAGAAAACAACAGGATCTCCTACACTAAAACCAGCTGAACTAGTTACAGTAATTCTTTCAGTTGATCCGTCTATAGCAGTAGCAGTTTGTGTTACTGTAGTAGGTGTCCAAGCTAATGTAAACGTTTGCGGGACATCTGGCAAACTTGTAAATTGTGATTCAACATTTTGTACGGTTCTATCGTATACATATGTGTAGCCCCAGTTTTCAATTGAACCATCATAGTTTTTATCAGGTGTACCGATTACTACTGTGTCACCATAATAATCTGTTGCAATAGAGTAACCAAAGTTATCATCATTTGTTAAGCCCAAATTAATAGTTGTAGAGTATTCATATTCTTCTGTGATAGTTGAATAACGATACACATATACTAAACTAGTAGACGATGTTACTGCTGATATATATAACCAATTAGCGTCGCCGGAGATAGCAATTGCTTTACCCCACTCAGTTACACCAACTGGAGCAGCTATAGCAGATTGTAATGACTGTAATTCATCAACTGTTATACTAACTACTAATTGATAAACATAAACTGCAGGAGTACCTGTAGGTTGTGATATAACAAATATATCATTTGCATAAGCAATAGTTGTACCAAATGAAGATGATGATGTAATTGTTTGTAGCAACTCATATCTATCAAATAGTGTATTATATGAATAACGGTATGCAACTCCTGCGTCGGCATCACCAATTAAATAACCCAAGGTGTCAGTATACGCTACTGCACTACCAAACGTTTCAGAACCGTTTTTAATTAATTCTGAATCATAGCCGTAATTAATACTTTTGCGATATACTGCCCAATCGCCATCATTATTTGTATCTACCCAAACTTTGGTTTTAACAAATTCTGTGTTCAATAAAGGTAAATCAATAATATCATTAGGAGTCGCTACACGTTGAGATTGGAATTTAAATCCAATACCCTGACCAAATATAGAAGTGATTGACGGAGCCAATGTTACATTAACCAATACACTATTCAAATCAATTACTGTATTAACTATATAATATCCGTTTAAACTATCATTAAAGTTAACAACTGCAAATGGTTGATATTTTGTCAATCCATGAGGATTATTAAATGTTATGGTAGCAGTGCCATTTAAATTGTTTTTTGCAAATATTACTTGACCTAAACTAACCGGGGTCATTACTTGCCAAGTACCTTGATAATCGGCTAACCAAATATATTGCCCTACATATAATTGTGATAAAGGTGTCAACACACCGCGTGGTGATGTGCTAGTTGGTAAATTAGTATAATAGTATGCCGCAATACGCATATCATTAAAGTTAGCATAGCCTGCATCTGGTAACAAATACGAAGGGGTATTAGTAGGTAATAATGGCAGTACGTCTGTACTATTTACCGGACGTCCATAATTATATAAACTATATAATGGTACTTCTTGTTGTACTCCATCAGTAGATATTCCGTTAGTCAACCCAACAATACTTGGATTGCCTGTTAATAGTGATTGATTTAATTTAAAATCAATAAAGTTGCTATTCAATACACCGCCAAATTCACCTGACTTGATAGCCCAGTTTTCATATATATCATAATCAATACCACCCTGTGGTAAATTAGCTCCCTTAAATGCACTGGCTGCATTTAATGTTCCTTTGTTTTTAATAAAGTTTTTATAAACATTAATTTGTGTAATATCAGTCAAATCTGCAAGTGCTAGATAATCACGTGGACGATAACCAATCAAACTAAAACTTAATAGGTCTGCATCATTTTCTAAATTAGCACGATTTACATCATAATAAATTGTGCTTTCAAACGAACGTGTGCTTGTATTTGGTAACAAACCTTTTTGTATTTCGTTGTAATCTGTTTGCTTCCACTCACGTTCCTCAAACAATTGTTTAGGTTGTATAATAGTAGTAGCAATCCAATATTTGTTTTTATATTTAACTATGCTACCTGTTGTATATTTTACTGTTTTATCCCAATCAAGTATGTTATCTTGATTTAAAATAAATCCTTGAGCATCAATAGTACCGTTCCATTCTGCAGTTTTTGTTCCTCGTACAGTAATGCGGCTTTGTCTTAATCCTGTTGCTAAATTATAAATTACATCGTCAAATACAGTAACGTTGTCAAAAACAATACCATGTTCAAAATTACTAATATTAAATTGTCCATAGGCAATAGTATCACCTTGGTTTAATGGTTGTGCTGTGAATGCAGTACCGTCACGTATAATACTCAAATCAGTACTTTGTATTGGATATAAGTTTTGATTTAGTACAAAATTTTGTCTCTGTAATGTTAATGGTTGTACAATATAACTATCTTTATTAATAGAAATTAGAGTAGCGGCTGGATTGATGTTAACAATACTTCCAGACTCCCATCCTGTTTGCGCCCAATATAAGTATTCGGCAACCATTTGTCTCCAACTAACTTCTAACCCAGATTCAATTTGGTCAAACAATACACCTTGACTTGCCAAATATCTGCCATATCCTTCTAAGAACTGCGCTACTTCTTGTATAGTATAAAATTCAGTACCATACGATACAACTGTTGGAGTTGTATAATAATCTTTAGCTAACTGAACACTCAATCCCTGAACTGATACTCTGTCATAATTTCCATTTATTTTAGGTAGTAATATTTTAAAATATGCATTAGTTTGACTATTACCATATACTTTATAATAACCGTTATTTGTTAATTGTATTACTACGCCACTGTATGTAATACGGTCAAAGGGTTGGTTATCATATAGCAATACCTGATAGCTTTCATCAGGAATTAATAAACTACTGTTATTGCTATTTGCTGTAGATTTTTCAACATAAAACTTTAATAAGTTTTTATCACTAAAGCCAGCAAGTCTATAAACTAATCTAACATCAATGTTGTTTAATAAATCACTAACATTATTAGTTGCATCAATGCCTACTTGTTTTTCATAATCAACTACCCAATTAATATAACTTGTTTTAGCAATACCGTTGCCGTAAATTTGTACATCACTTATTATTAAATGACTACGATTATTTACCAAATACTGATTAAATTCTTCGTTGTATTTGTAATTATCAACATCAACTCCTAAATTAAAGAAGTTAGCCGGCTTTGTTAATGCTAGTATACGCATTAAATCAAATGGCCAACTACTACTTCTACGATAACTAAATTCTGCAGGGCCAACATCACCGACTACCCAATCACGGTTAAGTGTGTTGTTGCTATAATTACCTACAATAGAAACAAAGGGTGATACTAAATTACCCTGACTATCTACTGGTAATACTTGTAATAATTCTGGACGAATTGCTTGGGTAATAACAATTGGATTACCATTATTCCAATCAATACCCTGTGCCAAATCATTCCACAAAACTAAGTTATCGCTAGTATACGGAGCAGAACCATAACGTGTTGCCCACCATGATGGTTGGTCAGTAAAGCCTAACATTTCCCATGGACTAGTATCTGGATTACTAGTATCATAGAAATATTCATATATACCTCTCCAATACCCCTGTAGAATAACTTGTTGGTTTATCTTGTTACCAGTTTGATTATAATTATAGGTATATTCATTATTGGCATTATAGAACTGAGTTTTGTAATTGATTCTATTTTGTCCTACCCAATCTAAAAAGCTAGATGAGTAAATCTGTAAAATTTCGTCATAACTATAATCAGTCTCTCTAAAGAACCCTGGTAATACTTCATATTCTTGTACAGGAATAACATTACTTAATTTTAAGTTATTGTATACACGTTTCTCATACTCAAACAATACTTGGTCTCTAAAATCAATTAATATGCCGTTAATGTAATCACCATATAGTTTATTATATGAACCATCATGCCCTACAATAAAATATGTTGGTTGAGCGTAAGCAGAATCTAATACAACTGCGGGTATAGTTGATGGATATAAACCTAATTTAGTAGGAGTATTTGGAACATAACTACCATATGTTTGATTATATTCTTTAATAGTGATTTGATCACCTGGATCCAAATCTAATGTGACAGTTAATGATGGTGTATCTGTACTTACTGTATAATCAACTCCGCGTATTAATTGACTAATTATTCCGGATGTATTAGTTAAGTAAACCAATACACTATTATAATTAGCCGTAGCAAAATTATATACTTTACTTAATGGATATATACTTATATCTAATGCATTTGCAAAACTGTATGTATTGGTGATATATGCCGCTTTTGATGGCAACATATCACTCCAAAAGAAACTATTACTATCTGTTTTTGAAGCAGTAATTTTATCTAATGCATCATCTAACATAGTTGAAGGAGATAATCTTGTACTAAAATCAGTAGAATTAACTGTATCAATTAATAAAGTTTTAAAAGTAATGTATTCTCTACTGTTATATAATAACGCATTGAATAGATTATGACTCTGTTTACGTAAAAATGCACCAGGTAACACTAAACTTGCGCTATTCTGAATAATCTTATTACCATATGGTACCATATTACCTAAATCACGGTAATTGTTTGCACCAAATACATCACCAGTTGTGTTTGGATTATTGTAAAAGCTACTCTGATATTGACCACGAATATCACCTACATTAACTACCGTAATATCTGCATTCAATGGGTTATTGTTTAAATTAGAAGGTATACTATAATATGCAGTTTCACTTACCTGATCACTTAATAATAATATTTCAACTACAGTATCTACTAATGGGTCAGGCACTGTGAAGGTTACGATTGTTTGTGACGATGTGGTTTCTACTGTATAGGCGGTTGAATATTGTATTTTATTGTTTACAAAAAGTTGTATAGTAGGCCATGCACTATCTGTATTTGCTAGTTTAGCAATATCACATGTATATGTTGTTACAGGATTATTAGCATAGTAGTTAAATTCAAATATTTGGTATTGTACACTTGGTCCTACTGCTGTTTGCCATCCTAATTGTCTTACCGATGTTGTCAAGTCAGAATAATTATAAATATATCCCGTGTTAACTTTTTGTGTAATAGGAGTAGTACCACTGACATAGTTGAATGTTGCAGAATTAAGTGATGTGTCAAAGCTAATATCACCTACATTATCAATAGAACTATACAATAAAGGGAAGCCCAATATTGCATCATCATTTCCCGATCCAATACCATATGCAAATAGTTTATTACCTGCAAATGATGTACCAATGTAAACGGTGCTATCACCAAAACTTATTCCGTTATCATCAAATATATCAAATAAAGGTGGTTGATTTACTGTCGTTTTTTGTTGAGCTTCTTGCCAATCAACACCATCAAAGTAAAAATCCATACCTTGATAATTATATCCTCTGAATGCAACTGTTTGCTCATTTGCTAAAACAAGACCATCATCTGCCTGTGTTAATGTAATTACTGGACTATCGCCTGGTATTAATGTAGAAAATCTAACAATATATATTTTATTTCGTATGTTTAGATTTTCATCGGCTGCAAAAACAATTCTTGCTCCGTCAAACACTGCATAACTGTCATTATTAGTATCGTTGGCAATTAATGATGCCACTGCAGTAGATCCTATTGTTTGCGAAAATTCCCACTCTACTGTTAACGTTATAGTTGTTGTTCCTGAAATATTAGTAATTTGAGTATTTCTTGGAAGAATATTTGTACTATCGTTTATATATTGACCAATTTGAAATGTGCCAGGCCCAGTTTTTGAGAACACATTACTTGCAAGTATAGTAATAGTTGTGCTAGTACCAGTAGTACCGTTGATAGTGGCATTATATCCAGTATAGACTTCAACGTCAGGATAATAATTTTCTTGTCCTGCTACTTGATTAGGAGCATCTGTTGTGCGAAAATCAATAAAATCTATAGGTGGTTTTCCAATAATACCCGAATCAAACATTCGTAGATTAGGATAAAATTCAATAATAGGACGTTTAGCTTTATTGTCCGAGGTAGCATAAAGGGATATTAATTCCGGATTACTATTGTATGATGCTGTTGCATTAATTACGTCAATGTGAAACCATCTATTACTACGAGACCATGCGTTTTTATCAATACTATTTCTTGAAATAGTAATATAATCTGGTGTGACAGGTATGTATAAATTTATATCATAATTACCTATGTCATACGGGGTTGTGTCAAAGGGAATATAAGTACCAGATGTAAATGGTTCTGGTGCTATCAAATCTGTCACTGGAATTAATTCTATTGCAGTACCAACTCCTTCTACATAAAATCTAGTACCTTCATAACTTGAAGGATATATATCTCCGGAGAATATAACTTTTAATCCATTAGTAAATACTACACCATTTGGTGCTGTGTAGTTTTGTTTGCCAATAATGTCTGTTAATACATCAATACGATTAGTAGTGTTACTAGAAATTAATCTAATTTGTCCTACTTTATTACCTGAGGTACCGTCTTGATAATATAAAGTATCAAGTATAGCACTCATATAAGGTATTAATGATACAGTGTCGCTGGTATTTCTATAAAATGTTCTACCAATCCATTCTGTACCAAAATTAGCAGTAATTTTTTCTTCAACAGGAATAGTACCGGTATTAACTAATCTAATTACAGGGTCAGTTGGATCACCTTCATAGGTAATTGTATAAAAAGTAGCTGATATATCTGTGTAATATCCACCTTCTGAGTTTGCAAAATTTGTACTATCACCAGGCGGAGTATACGGTGCGCCCCCTACAGGAAATGTAACTGGACCGCTATTAGTACTAACTGTTTGTGTCCCTGAACTTGGTGTTTCTTCATCATAGGTTGTAGTATCAAAGAATTTTGATATATATCCAGTTAATACAATTGCAGCTCCAGTGCCTGTACCAACACCAGTCGCAATAAATGATTCACCTACTGTGTTAGAAGTTGCACCAATTAACGTAAAATCAGTAGTACCAAGTGTATCTATAGTGTAAGTGCTACCAACTTCAAATGAGCCGGCATCAACTAATGATTGTACACCGGTATTATAGAACATTAATGTAAGACCTTCAAGTGAAGTAATACCATCTATGCCGTTTTCTAAGCTACTTACTAATACACCGTTAACTTCATCATATGTTAATGTTGATACTACATCTACCCTGTTATTACCGGGAAAAATATATTGATCTTGAGCATTTTTAAAAGGTACAGTAAATGTTACAATACCCACTTCTGCTCCGTTATTGTCAACACCTAATACATCACGTGTTTGTACATTAAGTTGTGTAGGATCAAATCCGGTTACACCCGGTGCGCCTTGAATCCAAAATTGACTATTTTGATTAACACTGAATCTATACGTACCACCACGCAATAAAGTTAATGATGGGTTAGTAGAACCCTGTGCTTGACCATCTGCTGTTATAAGGTAACCATTAGGGTTACTTACAACAATATAATCAGTAGCATTATAAACAGTATCAGTACTAACAGTTACCGCTTCAGGACCTTCAGGTATCCAATAGTATTGATTAAAATTAATAATTTTATCTAGGTTAGTAAAACTATCCCATGAATAGAATTGACTTGTGAATAATCTGTTGTTATCATTAACAACACCACCTTCTAATTCTAATCCATCAATAATACCCGGGTAGCTAATAAAATCTTGTGCAGTGTTAGTATCTTTTTTAAGGAACGTTACACCCGGATCAAGTTGATAATCAGTTCTTGTTTTGGTAGGTTCAGTAACATAATAATTTTTAGCATTGACTCCATAACCAAATCTACTTCCTATATAGCCTTCTATGCGTTTAGTATTAGGCTGGTCTACTATTTGATCCAACGTTGCATTTAAAAATTGACTATTAGTCGGCGTTTTAAATATTTCAGGTAGAAAATTTAATGTTCTAATTCTTGTTGCCATTATTTCTCTCTATGTTATATAGTACTTATCTTATTTGTAATTGAGCTGGTGTAAGTGCCGCAATCACTACCACATCATTTGCTGTCGCACCATTTGCAAATATTTCGTAAGGAGCAGATTTAATTTCATATAAATCTCCAAAACTCATTGTAGGATCATTCGGCACTAATACTGCTGAACTAATTAATTCACCAACTTGGGCATGTAAGTATGCACTTAATTCACTAAAGTAAAAAGTGTCACCAAAATTCCAATTATTAATATCAAAGTATGCATTCATTGCAGAAAGAACGGCACTGCGAATTTCACTATCACTGGCATTAGTATTATTTGCTCTAATGACTTTAACAGTTGCTCTTAATAGTTCAGGAGCTTTAGGTCCAAATAATGGCAAAAATACTACGCTATTTAATATAACACTATCACTTAACATTTTGTAATCATTTAATGAACCATATGATTGTGATAGTTCATTGATTGTAGGTTTATCTGGCATTGGTACTGTATCAGTAATATCTTGTAACCAATTTTGATAAGCAGTATAATAGGATTGTGTTACTAGATATAAATCAATAATATTTGTAGTAGCTGGATCAATACGTGTAGTGTTATTACTATTATGACGATATTGGAATTGCAATCCTTGACGTCCCGGTTTCATAATATATTGAGGTTGTTCTGTTACAACATAATAAAGAGTATTGACTGTTTGGTCTTGAATAGTTCTATAAAATAAATTATCACTGTATGCATAAAATAATTGACCTTCTGGGTACTCATATTTAACTACTTCAATTTGAGTCTTAGTGGGGTATTGGTATACCACGGTACTTGATGCTATCAATTGATAACGTGAAAGATTAATAGCATCTTGTATAAGTTCAAAGAAAGTATAAACACCTATATTAGTATTACCAGTTACATAACCAGTAACTTCAGTAAAGAAATCTGGATTACTAACAAGTGTTCTATCATTAACATCTATGCTTGCAATTTCTACTTCAAAGTCATTAATATAACCGTCACTCTCTACTGTTTGACCAATGATACTAGTAGATACAGGTGCAGCCAATGCATAGTTACTATTAAATTGTGTATTAGTTGCTAATACTTTAACAAAGTCTTGTAATATTTTTCCACTAAACGGATCATATACTAGTTTGCCAGTTTCAAACGTAAAACGTGTATCAGCCACACTACCAAAGTAATATGTTAATGAGCGATATGATATACTGTAACGGTTGTTACCTGAACTTAAAAAGTTTATAAAATAGTTACTAGCATTATATGCACCTATACTCCAACGATCTTGTGCTATAGTTAAACTGTTATCAAATATTAAACTAAAACTTTGATTAAGTTCCATTCTAACAACGCATTCTTGTATTACAATGTTAGGGAGTGAGTTATCAAATGCAGGTAATATAGTAGTTACTATTGCACCTTGTGGTACATATCCGTTTAATGTTACTGGCCCAGTACCATTACTGAATGCGCCCTCACCGTTATTATAACCATCACCCACTACATTTAATACGGTAGTCCATATATAAGTTTTGTCAGATGGGCTTGCAATACCTGCTATTAAACGGTTTGTTTCACTAAAATAATATCCACTAGGTGCAACAAATTTAATCATTGCTCCTTTTGTAGCGTATTTCATATTATGAGTAGAGTACGTTCCAATTGGGATAGGAGTATTATCACTACCATTAATATTGTAGAAATAACCAGTTAAACTATTAGCATCAACTGTTTGTTCTTCCCAATATACTGTTCCATCACCTGATGCTGTATTAACACTATATCGTGTATAGTTTTGTATATAATATTGTCTTGCACGATTATCTGCTAATAGAACAGCTAATGAGTCTGTTAAAAAAGTAATAATATCGCCGGTGGTAGTAATTGTTAATAATGTATTACCATTAGTACTATCTTGGTACATGCCACCATCACTAGCAAATGAATTCGTGCTGGAGTATTTTCCGGTTGGGTCTAACAAGTCTAAGTTTTTTGATACACCAACAGAACTACGGTTAATAGCTTTGCTTTTAATAATAGAACTGTATAATGTATATGGGAAATTGTTGTAATCTTCTCCATTAACCATTCTGTTCTGGGTGTAGTAGCGGGAAGGGGCACGTTGTTTAATGTTTGATAATGTTTCTCTTGCCTGTGCGTTTGACACCGGTGTCTGTAATTCTAATCCTAATGTAAGTGTTTCTGTTCGTCCTACCCTACTAATATAACTTAATGTAACTGATAGATTTTGCATCTCAGTTGGATCAATAGTATATGTCAATGCATTACCTGCACGTACATATGCTCTAAATGTTCCTACTGGAATCTCGGAAAATACTCCATCACCGAAAACGTAACTAACTTGGTCATTGAATCTAGAGCCTACAGAAAATATTCTGCGAACACTATTCTCTGTTTGTAAATATGCATCTGCATAAACATTCTCTACTTGATTCCATAATGTTCTAGTAGTTGTTGAACTGTTGTCAGTACTCAACTGATATAACCATGTATCTGTATTGTTGATACCCTGAATATCAATATCAACTACTTGATTTGCAATTTGTTGTGCTAAATTGAAATCAAAATTCTGCAAGATTCCTTGTTTAAAATAAAAGAAGAAACCTGTATTTGGACTACCATAACCCAATTTATCATTACGGTAAGCCATGTTCATTCTACCACTTGGTGCAGGTGGAATCTCATAAACATAATCTTCATTTAATGTGGTTGAACTAACTAATTCAAAATTCATTGATTGGTTATCTACTACTGCAGTAAATGGTACAATTGGTAATGTAGTTGGTGGAATATTAATAGCATACTCATCTGTTTTAATACCAGATATCTGTGCAGTATTACCTGGACGTCCAATACGTTGTGTATTAATTAAAGTAGCATTGATAATTGTATTAAATTGTTCTAACCAATTAACGTTAGCAGGATCATTCCACAATACAGTTTGATTACTTAAATTAAAACCATTTAAGTCTGTGATATTTTCACTTGTTTGAATGCTTACTACTTTGATATAGCCTTGGCCAGCAAGATTACGTTTAGGAGTATAGCTAACTAGGTTGGCTAGTTTAACAACACTATCTCTACGTTCGGCAGTATCAATAAAGTTTTCACGTGCATTTAAATCACTACGGAAAGCTAGACCTTGACCCATAAAGGCCATAACGTCCATTAATGCAATGAATTCACTTGATTCAATGTAATCGTTAAAAGTTTCCGGATAGTAAACACGTAGATAGTCAATAAAACTTTTACGTAGTGTTTCATAGTCATATGAACGGAAATCGGCTTCACGGAAGGTTTGATAGATTGCCTTCCAATCGTTGACGCCGAATAATGCTGATTGTCGTGAGCTGGTTGCCATAGTGGTATTCTCTTTTAAGTATTTATCTTAAATGAAAACACCACTTTTGGAAGATTACTGAATTACTGCAGTATTTGTACTATTATTGAAGAAAACACTAAGCATTTCTGCATTATTAAACGGAGTAACCGCTAATTCTACTTCAATTAATATGCCGTTTTCTTGAGGGTAAGCACTAACAGTATTAACTATCATTCTTGGATCTTGATTAGCAACTCGTCTAATTTCAGTCTCTAATTTGTTTTGAACATCAAACGTATTTGGTTCAAAAACAAAACTCCAAAGAGTAGTTCCATATGCAGGATTCCCTACTTTTTGACCCTGTTGTATATTCAATGCGTTAATGAAATCTTGAATTACAAGTTGTCGGTCAACTAATCTATACTTTTTACCAGGAATAACTGGTTGTACCATAGAACCTACACCACCTGCAATACCTGCTGGTAAATTAGTAGATCGGGGCTTGTTAGCGTTAATTGTACTGAAACCAATATATGATGGCATGTTTTATCCTATACTATATTTATGCTTTATTTGCTATGGCACTTATCTTGTCTGTAATATCACCAAATGCTTTAACTTCTGCTATATACGTTTGTTTGGCAATATCTATTGCCGGGTCACCGGGTGGTAAATTATCTCTTGCTTGCACAAAAGCATCACGTGCTTGTCTAACTTTCTTTTGTTGTTCGTCTTTTTCAACAACCAATGCTTGTTGTTGTTTAACTAGTTCGTTTAATCTATCAGATTCAGCTTTTATTGAAGAACTAAGTCCTCCGTAATTTGGCGCTGGTATTTTAGAATTACCTAATAGACTAGTAACTTGTGCAGTTAGTTCACTACGATCATTTGTATTAATAGCAACTGTAGGTAGCTTGATAGGTACTGCACCACCTGAACTCATTGAGCTTATTGCTGAATTTAATTGTGCGGCTGCTCCAGCTGGTAATCCTGCACTCGCTAATGAAGCCAATGATAGTTTACCACTCTTTAAATCATCTAATCCTTTTGTTAATGCTCCGGCAGCGCCAGTAGCCGCAGTTAATATACCCGAAGATGCTAACGGGTTGACTGATGCTAAATTAGATATACCATTAGTAATAGATGAAGCTTGACCAATTAACCCTGTAACTGCACTAACTCCTGGTACACTATTAATTGCACCAACTGCATTGTTAACCACAGAAGCAACTACACTAGCACCACCGGGTAATGCTCCTAATCCAGTAGATAGATTTGCTGTTATCCCCGATGCTGTTTTTAATAATCCACTGGCTGCACCTGTTACTGCCCCCAATGCACCAGTTATTCCTCCGGTAACAGCACCTATTGCTCCGGTTATTCCACCTGTTACTGCACTCAATGCACCTGCTATTCCGCCGGCTGATGGTGCTTGTGCTGCCGCTTGTGCTTTTTCAGTAATTTCTTTAATATTTTGCGGGACACCTGCGGTTAATGTCGGGAATGCACCAGTTATTGCGGCAAATGCACTACCTGCAACACCTTTAGCACTATCTAATAATCCGGCTATACCAGCAACAGCGCCTTTAGCCATTCCACCTAATGCACCTGCAATACTACTTAAACCACCAGTAACTGTACTTGCTAAGTTACCAGCAAAATTACCAGCTGACACTAGGCTACTAGCTGAACCTAATACACTATTCAATGCTCCAGTAGCGGCTCCAACTACATTTGATATTGCACCATTAACTGCTCCTGTTACTGCGCTAGCGGCATTGCTAACTAAATTAACAGTATTTTGTACGCCTGCTGTAGCCGCTGACATTACTAAACCTGCAATTGATGCACCTGATTCTTTTCCAGTAATTAAACCAGTTGATGTTAATGCAGATTGTGCTTGGGTGAATGTAGCAACTTGTGTAACAACTTGAGCTACAGGGTTGTTGACATAACTAGTTAAGTTTTCTGCTACTTTACCCGTAAATAAATTTGGTGTTAATGCTTGTTGAATTGTTTTTCCACCTTGTATTAAATTGTTAACCAATGCGGCTGAACCTGGTTTAATAACTCCGCCTGCTTCCATTTGCGCAGGACTTTGTGCCATAGCACCCACTGCCGCAACTGCGCCTTGAGCGGTTTCCACAACACCGGCCCCTAATTTAACTGCGGCGGCTGCTGGACCAGTTGCAGCCAATGTAGATATTTGACCAACCATTGTTCCTGTTGTGTTTTTATCTAATGCCGCACTGATTGCTGATGAAGGAGGAACTGTAGAGGCAACTGCAACACTTACTGGAGTAGTTGGTGCGCCTGCACTTGCATTTGCTGCCGCTACAGCTGGACTAGGAGCAGAGGGTAATGCCGCACTAGCATTGTTGTTAACTTTAACATCTACCCCTTGATTAGCACTAGCCCATGGTGCATGAGCAGGTGCTCTACTTACAATACTTAATAATTTTCCTGGTGCCGCTGCCCAACCTTTAGTAGCATCATTTAATGTATCGGTATGTGCTGTTATCGGCAGTGGTTTGACTTCTTGTGGAATTAAACTTGATGCCCCTGTATTTAAATTAATCTTACTACCATTAAAATATGTTATAGCATCACTATAAAATGATGAATCGGCTGCACTTGCAAAACTCATCTTACCATCTACTTTGGTAGTGTACTGTCCAGAAGCATATAAACTAAAATCTGTTCCAACTTTCTGTGTGGTTTCTTTCTCACTGCTGATGGCAATAGTATCTGCACTGATGTTTAATTGTTTACCTGCATTAATATTAATATTGTTATCAGCATGTAGATTTAAATCACCTTGTGTCCTTACATTGAATGAGTTAGTAGAGTACATATCTATTGTACCTTCTTTGCCTAACTCAATGTAACTTTGCCCATTGGCGTGAATAATGAATAGTGTTTGACCATCATCACTCATTAATATTTGATGTCCTAAACTACTACGTAATCTTACTAATTGGTCTTTACCCAATATATCTCCGTCATCCATTACTAGTGTGTGACCACCTCTACGTGCAACGACTTTTAATCCGGTTGGTTTCTCGCTAGTAGCGGCATTAGCAATTGTTTCATCAGTGAAACCACCTTCATATATAGGTCTGCCCGGTGTACTGACACCCCATCCAACCCTTGATGGAGTTTCACGTTGGGCGCTTGATCCAATAACACCTCTAATAGGATCTCTAATTAAACCCTGTTGTGATAATATACTAGCGACATAACTATGCACGGGTTTTGCATCAGTTAAAAATTTATTACTGTTTGCTAACCCTGCATTATTAGTATTAAGATTAGTTACTGGTAATCTGACGGCGCCACCTAATCCTTTTGCTTCACCTGCATTTGCTACAATGTTATCTGTACCACCGATTGCTGGTACCATTTGTAATGCTTCGGGTTGCGGAACACATCCTATCCAAAATCCATAATTAGGATCACCGTTAATGAATATACATATAACAGTTGTACCTAAATCAGGCTGACTATTCCACATACCATAACTGTTAGGGTTCTTAATATATTCTCCCCACCCTGTATTTGCGCTTGATGGTGTGGTTACTCCGTAAAAAGGACTCATGTAACTAACAGTTACCCATGCGTTACTATCATTAGGATCTGATCCACCTAAATCACTAATATAGACTTGTAATCTACCAGAACGAATAGGATCTATATTGTCTTTAACAATACCAAATAAAGGTACGCTACGTAATACTGCACCGCCTGCATCCGGTTGACTTGCCTTAGTACTACCTCTAGGTTTTATTTCATCATATGCCATATATTATGCTCCGCCCCTTGGTCTGCCGTTAACGGGTTCATCTCTGCCACCTTGATTTGCGGGTTGTTTTGTGGGATTTACTATGTTATCATCATCTTTTTCAGTGGCCGCATTAAGAGCTTTGTTTGTAGAATTAGCTCCTGCACCTGCAGTGGCAGCCAATCTAGCAGTTTCAGCGGCTGATTCATTTGGTGCATAAGCATATCTATTTCCAGCTTCATTTAATCTATTGCCTTCAGCACCTGATTGGTTTGCTGTACTTTCAAATCTAGTAGATGATGCAATTGGTCTACCACCTGGATTAGTGGATTCTTTATTTATTATATCTGTCATAGGATTTATAATACATCCTAGTTCTTGTGTAAATTTACCTTTTGCAAAACTGCTAGTTACTTCTATAACCTGATAACTTATTCCCTTAACAATTGATGCAACTTCTTTAGGATACTTCCAAAATAATATAGATTCATTTATTGTTAACAACCCGTTATCATTACTATAATCTTCTGCTTCTTTAAAATCTATTTCAATAAACACTTGACCACCGTTTGGATTGATAGTAAATCCTTTGCCATAAAATTGACGATATATTTGATTTGCTGAACTAGGGCTATCTTGCATTAAAAAATCAGGGTCACCCATAATAGTAACTTTTGCACTAGCATAATTACCTGGATCAAATAAACTAGTTAGATATGAATTTTGTGCTTCTTTACCTAAATCTAATTTACCTGTTCTATCTTCATTTTGTCGTTTACCCGGTTGAGTAGCTATATCTTGTCCGCCACCTTGACTAGCCGGTGCACCAGTTGGATTGTTTGCGGCAATGAAATATGCATTATCTAACTTCTGTTCATAATTTATGATTTCTGAATTCTTTCCAGTAAACCAATATTCATATCGTTTGTGTGGTCCGTAATATTTTGTAGTCTTGGTTACGTATGGGCTAGTAACGTATGGTGTTTCATATGGCTGTATGATATATGTAATCTTATATGCAAAGTCACCGGCTACTGTATCAAACCCTAAACATTTAACTTCAGAACCTAAATTATACCATTTAATGGCATCTGGTTTAGGATCAGGAACATTAGGGCCGCCTTGATTAGCTGGTACTGGTTGAACAGTTGATTTTATAACTACATTTAATGCATTTTCTAAATAGCTACTTTGTGATATAATTGAGCCTAATGCTTGCATAATAGATACATCATTCGCAAAAGTAATAGTCCTACTATTGCCATTAGGTGTAGCGGTTACAGAGACACCCTCATTAACTTGATTTACATTTTTAGCTAAACTCATAGGCCATTTTGATTTATTTAAATCAGCAATACTTACAATTGTTGCACCACCTATATCTACTTCAGAATTTCCTAAAAATACAACATCATATTCATTTGGTATAATACCATCAGGTGTTTCCGAATTAACTCTATTTTGTTGGTATTCATTTAATTGTGTTATTAAACCGTTAGGACCTTTCAATATTTCTTTTATTGTACTACCTTCATATCTACCGCCTTTATCCAATCTACCAAATTTTACACCAAATGCAGTTTGAGGAGCAATAGGGGCAGCTATAATATTATATACGGTCATCTTACCGTCAAGTTTAAATTTAAAACTTTTAATTTTAATATCAAAAAATCTTTCATATACTCCACCCGAGTCACCAGTTATATCTCTATTATCTTTATTATATATTGTGCTTGATGATATCTCTCTTCCTTCTTCATCATACCCTTGAAATCTAATACCTAATACAAAAAATTGTCTGGTTGCATTAAACAAATCTTTATAATTTTTTAATTTACTTTTATTTTTTAATAACTCTGCGGCATTTGATAATTTTGATATGAATGAAAACCCATATGGTTCATAAATGTTAAATGAAATTTCACTATCGTTAGATGCTGTACTAGTTGCGGGACCAGCTGTTTTAGTTTTAATTTTTAATTCATCTATATAATAATCATAATCAAATGCACGTTTACTTGTTTTATTGTTTATTCCACCGCTCTGTGCTATAATATATGCGCCCGAAAAACCACTTTCAACTTCAGTAGCTACTTGTGGGTTAGCAACATTATTAATAGCATTAATATTATTTCTTCCAGATAAAATAAATGCATCATACGCATCCGGAGTAATCATATACAACGTAATCTGATATGTGTAACTTGACAAACTTCCTAATGGATTTTGAGGGCGCATGCCGGGTTTCTGACTGTCCGGACCTGCACTTTGTGCCTTTGTTTGTTCTGATCTAGGTCTGTCAGCAGTAATAACTATTTCAGGAACATTATCTAAATTACCAGATGGGTTGGGATTTGCTTCTGCTTGATTTTCTTTATTTGCTCCGCTATCTCCGTCAGCTTCTCTGGTAAGATTATTGGGATTGGTTTTATTTTCTGTTGCTGGTGGAATTGGTTCAGTGGCTGCCATTTATAGTCCCAACAATTGTTTTAAGAAATCTGCCTTAGGTAAATAAATTCCCACACCTGCAACAAAATCAAAGTAAGGATCTTTTAATCTGTTTGGATTTCTTTGAGCAAATACCCACCACAATCTACTATCAGCATATAAGTCATATGCTAACATATCCGGACGATATTCATATAATAATGTGATTTCCCAATATATATCAGATGGCTGTTTATATATAGGTCTATCTATCATTACATCTAAAAATTTACTATTAACTATGTCTGTAGCATAGTACGGACTTGTTGCTGGATAAAGAGAGTTGTTTGACATTACCATATTCCTCCGCCACTACGTTTACTACCTTGTAGTAATTTGCCAGTAGCATATTCTGCTAAACTAAATTTATTACTTATATCATTACGTGTTACTATTGGGTAAGCAGTCAATGAAAGTTGTATCTTTGTAGGTACATATGTAGGCTGTGTGTTAGATTGCTTTTGCCAATTAGGTGCACTTTCAGTACCGCCAAAATTTAAACCACTAACTTGTAATCTACGACATGCTGTACTATCATCTACTACAATATCATTACCATTGTCATATCCACTTGAATTAACTCCTGATAATAATGTTGGACTACCTGCTCTTATATAGTCTACATCATTAGGTAGATTATAATTAAATGAACTTATCACTAATGGGTGTCTGTCAAATTGAAACTCTCCCATACCAGATAGATAACATAATGGTGGGGGAGTGCCTGGTTTAGGAATTTGATCTTGCCCATAAAACATTTTAGTAACCGACCTAAAGAAATGTATCACTGCTAACATGTAATTTGCTTCATCATTGTCTTGTGCAGTGAAATCACAAGTAATATTAATCTGGTCAATACTACTATTTTTATATTGGAATATTTTATAATTACTATGTATCAATTCACCCGCATCATAATGAGCGGCATATGTAACTTGTATTTGGGGTACGTATGGAAAAATGACACCATCTGTTTTTTGTAACGGGCCTAGTATTCCTGGATTTTGTGCTTTATATAAATAACCAGCACTTGGTGCTAAACTTAAACGTACACGCCAATCACCTTGTGTTTTTGCATTTTCAGCATCTTGGGTAATTTGTTGTGCCCTAGCTCTATCAACTGAACCTTGTAACCCTTGCATTCCACCATATGCACCAATTATATCTTGTTCAGTACGTGGGAGGATTTCACCATTAATTATATCAGCTTCTAATCTTGCTTTTTCAATTGCATCGTCTACATTAGCTGGTTCGTAATTCTCAATATTTTGTGGTGTTGCGTTAGCTTCTAAGAAGGCATCGGTTGCGGCTTGAGTTTGTCCAGTAACTGGTGCTGGTGTTGCGTTGTCTACTTTAGTTGTGGCCGGGGGCGGGGCGGGTTGTGTCGCAGGCTTTGATGCGGCAGTTATTTGGGCCTGAACAGATGCAATATTTTCATTTAATACTATAACCTCTGCCTTTAATCTTGCAATATAGGCAGCGTTCATTTGATAATTAGGATTGATATTAGCCAGACTCTGGAGTTTTATCCTCAATGATTCTCTGAGTGCCGCTAGCTCTACGGTTAATGCGCCTATATTAGCTGTTCCCATGGTGTTATACCTTTACTAAATAGTATTTATCGCTATAAAATTTACCCTTTTTTCTATATTGTTGTTGCTTTTCAACAACAAAAGTGTTACAATATATAAAAACATAACAAGGAAACTATGTCTCTACTCCCCGCACCACGCAAACCCGTCAACTATCTAAATAACAAAGATATTCTAAAAGAGATACACGAAAGTAAAAACGCATATTGCTGTTTTACTAAACCAGAATATCATCGCTATGATTTTATTGTAGATATGCCGCAATCACCAATTGAAGATAGTCTAGCTTATGCTTTCAAACCAGAAACTATTCAACAAGCAAAAGAAACACGGGCACTACGTCTTAGTTTAGAACAGGGTAGTAAAGACAGTGTTAGCCCCGATTCAATAGAATTAACAGATTTAATATTTCGTGTAATGACTTGGGATCATGTTCCGGTCGCACCAAAACAACCCCGCAAAACAGTTAAAAAGAAAACAGCAAAGGACATCTTTGAGTTTGAGGAAGTAGATCCAGATGAGATTTTTGCTGATTTAGAAGATAATACAACTAAAGCTGAAGTAGACGACATGGTTCATGTTAAAGTTAACTTCCCCCCATTCCAACATTATAAAATTGACAGCAACAACACATTCTATTGTGTAGGTAAAAGTCATTGGGAAGGCGATCTAGCAACCGGTGCTTTTAATAAAGAACACGGAAACATCACTAACAAACTTGCCCGAATGTACATTATGATGTGCGAAAAATACGCAATGAAATATAATTGGCGTGGATACACCTACAACGATGAAATGCGTAACTCAGCTATCCTTCAACTAACATATGTTGGCTTACGTTTTAATGAAGCTAAATCAGCTAACCCGTTTGCTTACTACACGGCTGCTATAACAAATAGTTTCTGTCGTGTATTGAATACGGAAAAACGCAATCAAAACATACGTGATGATATCTTAGAAATCAATGGTCTTAACCCAAGTTGGAGTCGTCAAGGTTCCGGGTCAAGTAGTACAGTATACGAAGAATAATTTGTCCAATGGCATTGCTTTGTAGTGCCACATCCTTTATAATCAACATATGAGTAACCTTTTCAAAAAAGCCGCTGTGTTCACCGATATTCATTTTGGATTGAAGTCAAACAGCCTACAACATAATCAAGACTGTGCCAATTTCGTAGATTGGTTCATCACTAAAGCTAAGGCTGAAGGATGTGAAACTTGTTTCTTCTTAGGTGATTTTAATCATCATAGAGCAAGTATTAATATTCATACATTACAATTTGGCTTACAAGCATTAGAGAAACTAAGTGCAGCCTTTGATAGAGTGTTCTTTATCCCGGGTAATCACGATTTATACTATCGTGATCGCCGTGACATTCATAGTGTTGAATGGGCTAAACATCTACCTAATCTTACAATTGTTAATGACTTCTTTACTGAAGGTGATGTAACTATTGCACCATGGCTTGTACAAGATGATTACAAAAAATTAAAAAAACTAAGTGGCAAATATATGTTTGGTCATTTTGAATTACCTCACTTCTACATGAATGCCATGATAGAGATGCCCGATCATGGTGAACTTAATAGTGAACATTTAAATGGGTTTGATAAAGTGTTCAGTGGTCATTTCCATAAACGTCAAAGCAAAAAGAATGTGTGGTATATAGGTAATGCTTTCCCACATAATTATGCAGATGCAGGTGATGACGCACGTGGCATGATGGTACTTGAATGGGGACAAGATCCACAATTCTTTAGTTGGCCAAGACAACCATTATATCGTATATATAAACTAAGTGATGTACTAGAAAACCCTGAAGGCTTGCTATTGATTGACAGCCATGTTAGAGTACATCTTGACATTGATATTTCATATGAGGAAGCTAACTTCATTAGAGAAACACTAATCCCAGAACATAAATTAAGAGAAATGGCATTGATACCTATTAAAGCAGAACAAACAGAGATAGCTGGTTCAGATGGATTACGGTTTGAGAGTGTTGACCAAATCGTCATTGACCAAATTAATTCTATTGAATCAAATACTTTTGACAAAAAACTATTGTTGGACATTTATAATAACTTATGACCTACAAAGTAGCTTCTCTTATAAAAATAAACAAACATTTAGGTATTGCGTTATCTGAACTATCAAAAACACAACCCTATATAGGTAGTTTCAGAGAAACACATAGATTGATTAGTGCCAAACTTAAAGTAGAAAGTATTATGGAAAAAACATTAAAGGCAGAACAACTAGCCAAAGATAGTTTTTTTAGAAAATTAAAATGATTACATTAAAGAATATTACATTACGGAATTTTTTATCAATAGGTCAAGTAACACAAGCAGTTTGTTTTGACCGACAAGACTTAACACTTATTCTAGGTGAAAACTTAGACTTAGGTGGTGACGGTGCTCGTAATGGTACGGGTAAGACAACCCTCATTCAGGGTCTATCCTACGCACTGTTTGGTGTACCAATCAATAGCATTCGTAAAGATAACCTAGTCAATCGTACTAATGGTAAGGGTATGATGGTTACACTAGAGTTTAGCGTAGATGGTATTGACTATAAGATTGAACGTGGTCGTAAACCAAACATCTTAAAGTTCTATGTTAACAACGATTTACAAAAGAACACAGATGATGCACAGGGTGAGAACAAAGAAACACAACAAGCAATTGAAAGTGTGATACACATGAGTGCCGATATGTTCAAACATATTGTTGTGTTGAATACTTACAGCGAACCGTTCTTAGCATTAAAAACTAATGACCAACGTGATATCATTGAACAGTTATTGGGTATTACATTACTATCTGAGAAAGCTGAGGTCATTAAGAACATGATACGTGATAGCAAAGATAGTATTCAACAAGAAGAATATCGTGTTAAGGGTATTGAAGAAGCAAACAAACGTGTCAAGGAGCAGATTGATGCATTGAAACGTAGGCAAACATTGTGGCTAAAGAAACACGATGATGATTTGACAGCCTTAGCATTACAATATGATGAACTAAGTAAAATTAATATTGAAGTAGAATTACAAGCACACAAAGATTTGAATGTTTGGACTAAACAAAAAGAGGCACAGGATGCATACAATGCGTTGATTGCTCGTTCTACCGCTTGGCAACAGAAACATGACACAGATGTTTCAATAGCACATAAGGCTTACTCTCTTAAAAATGAGTATGATATTGACGCTGAACTCAAAGTCTGGACTGATTTAAAAGATTGGCTACATGACGAAGCAGAACAAAAATCTATAGCAACCATAATTGATACCCTAACCAAAAGTATTACAAAAGAAAAAAAATTAATTGACAAATTGGTTCGGGAAGTTAAAGAACTTGAGGATCATAAGTGCTATGCTTGTGGACAAGACTTCCATGATGATAAGCATTTAGAGGTCACATTAGAAAAAACTACTCTACTTGAAAACGCCCGTGCTGAATTAATTCATTTTGAAACGCAATTATCAATCAATGAATCATTGGTTAGTGTGTTAGGTACTAAACCTACTCCATCGTACAAAACTGAAGCGGAAGCTATTCGGCACAGTGGTGATGTATCTAACTTGAAGAAAGTATGGGAAGATAAGAAACAAGAATCTAATCCTTTCAGTGAGCAACTAAATGAGTTGACTCCTATAGTTTTAGGTCCACAGCCTACTACTCATTATGACACAGAAGCCGAAGCAATTAAACATTCAAGCGAAGTTGCTAATATTATTAATCAGATTGATAATAAGTCACAAGAAACTGATCCATATAGTGAACAAGTAGTTGAGATGGAAACACAAGCACTACAAGCTATTGATTTTGAAGCTATCAATAAATTAACACGCACTATGGAACATCAAAAGTTCTTGTTAGATTTGTTAGTTAGCAAAGACAGTTTTGTTCGTAAGAAGATTATTGACCAGAACTTAAGTTACTTGAATGCACGATTGACACATTACTTAGATAAAATTGGGTTACCCCATCAGGTTATCTTCCAGAATGACTTACAAGTTGAGATTACCGAGCTCGGGCGTGAACTTGACTTTGACAACTTGTCAAGGGGAGAACGTAACCGTTTGATTCTTGGCTTAAGTTTTGCGTTTAGAGATGTATGGGAAAGTTTATATCGTCCAATCAATACATTGTTCATTGATGAGTTGATTGATAGTGGGCTTGACACAATGGGAGTTGAGAATGCTATTGCGATTCTGAAAGACATGAGCCGACGCAGACAGAAAAGTATTTGGCTTGTAAGTCACCGTGAAGAACTAGCCGGGCGTGTGCCTAGTGTTCTTAAGGTGATTAAAGAAAATGGTTTTACCTCATACTCAACAGCGGTTGATACAGAATAATTTCAAATAGACACAGAGACAGATAAGTATTAACATGACATCACCACAGAAAGCTAAAGGATCAGGATTTGAGAGAGAAGTTGCAAAGTTTCTTTCTGACCTATATGGCGAAAGCTTTATAAGAGCACCTGGTTCCGGAGCTTATATTGGTGGTAAAAATCAGCATAGAACAGCAGTATTACATGAGGGACAAGTACGTTCTTTTAAAGGTGATATTGTACCCGGTCAAAGTTTCAGTAAAATGAACATTGAATGTAAGTTCTATGCAGATTTTCCTTTTCACTTACTACTTTCAGGCGACTGTAAAGTAATAAATACATGGATTGAACAATTAATGGACGTTGCCGAAACAGGTGATGTAAATTTATTGTTTATGAAGTTTAATAGAAAAGGTCGTTATGTTGCCGTGCAATGCGGCTCAACATGGATAACAGACAATTTTGTCTATTATTCGTCAAGCAAGTTTGGCGATTGGCTAATCGTTGAATTTGATGACTTTTTCCTACACAACAGTGCATTATTAAAAACCTATTCGGCAACACCAGACACAACGTCAAATCAAACTGTTATCAATATCCCAACAACATAATCAAATAAAAATTCGTTGTCTGAGTTTGTCAGACCTCCTTGAAGATGCGTGTAAGAACGCTGATGGATCTGGAGTAAGCATAGTTAGTGATAACTATGGAATACCGAGAGGGCAATCGACAAAGCGAACCCTCAACAAGCTCATCCCTACTTTATCTTTGCGGGGTGAGAAGTGCGTTGCTGAAGAATCAATTGAAAGATCATTGATAGCTTCACTACAGTCCCATAACTTTACAGAGCAACCGGTAGCGTTTAGTAGCAACAAATAGCTAATTAGACGGGGAAAAGATAACAAAGGATGACGGGC